CCGTGTCGATATGCATGAAGCCTGATTTGGGATAATAGCCAAAACCGCTAAAACCTACAGCGCGGGCCGCTGCTTCAAAGACGGCTGGGTCATGGTTTGACATAACGACATCAAACGCGATCCCTTCCATGTGCTTTGACCGCTTGGCACCGCCGACGTTGCGGTTATGCTCCGGCGAACGATAGGCCGACGTGATGACCAGCGGCTTGCCAAGGTTGGTGCGCAGACGTTGCAGCATGTCCATTGCCTGCGTGTCGATCACCAGATTGCCGGTGCCTTTGCAGGCCATCTCGCGCGGGCTGAATGACTGCCAAGGCCAATCCGCTGGCTTGACGTTTGAGTAGTGGCCAAAGTCGCGTTTCATTTGCGTAGCGCCTCCTCGATGCCGTCCAGCTTCTCAAAAACGCGCTTAAAGTTCTCACGCACCTCTTTGAACTCGCGGTCGTGGGCTTCTTTGTTCGCAGCCGCCGTCGCCTTCAGCACCTCAATATCGGTGTGATGCGATTGCGTCTTTGTGTGAATCATCCAGACAAACGCCCCGACCGGAACGACGACGTATTTCAAAAATAGGTCAAGCGTGTCCATATCCGGCCCTCAAGTGATGTCGTCAATGATTTCAATGCGAACGTAAGCATTGTTTGGAAACGTCTCGATTGTGCCGTCTGGATAGGTCACTTCAAACTCAGCTTGATATGATCCGATCACATTTGTATCAGCGGCGCTCCAGTCATACTGCACCAAGCCTAAAGACTCATTGATTATAACCGCCGCAGCGTCAACCTTGACAGAAGTGGAGCCGATGGCCCGCATGTGAAACTGGACCGTTGCATTGACAAGATCAACAGGGTCGCCGCTGCCGTTTTGCAATGTGGCACGGATGCTTGGCACAGTGTCATTCTGCTTAATGTTAAAAGTCATTACGCCGCCTCATTGTTTGCTGACGAAATTATAGCAGCGTTTGGCCCAACTTGCGATAGTATTAGGGCGGTTTTGTCGCCAATAAACTCAAACCGACGTCCGCGCCCTGCGGTGAAACTTACAACGTTTCCTGTAACAGCATAAACACCGGCATTGTTAATTTTAATGAAGCGAACAAAACCTGCATTCTGCCCAGACAAAGCAAAACTGCCGGTTTCGATTGGCAGGCTCAATTCTGGGATTAAGTTTGCTTCATCAGGGATGACAGAGAACACGCCGCGATTGGCGATCAGGCTGCGGCCTTGAATCAGCGTTGCGTCCTGCCCCGCCAGCGTAAACGTGCCAAGCAGCCCGTCAAGATCGCGGCGCACGCGGAAGCGGGCGGTTTCAGTGCCAAGAACAAACACGCCAGCGTTGGCAGCAAGGTTGTCGTTTACATCAAAGTTGATGTCCTGGCCTGTGACGGCAAACGATCCTGCGTCAGCGCCAAGCCGCTCGTTGACCAGTAGGCGGGCGTCCTGCCCCGCCAGCGTAAACGTGCCTACCGCCGCTGTGACGCTGCGGTCAACGTCTGTGTTTGGGAACACCAGCGCATAGGTTCCAGCGTCAACGGTGAAAGCATAGTTGCGCGGCAGGTTGGCGTCTTGGCCGGTGGCTGCAAAGATGCCGACCTCTGGGTCAATAACCACTGTCGGCAGGATGTCGATGTCTTGGCCCGTGACGGCAAAGTTGCCAGCGTCGTGCGCAAAGCGCGTGTTAGTGTTCGCCGCTTGGCCTGCCAGCGCCAGCGCGCCTGCACCGGCTTGCAGGGTAATCTTGAAGAAGCTGTCTTGCCCTGCAACGGACAGGGTAGCCGCGTCAGCGACAAGCGGATACTCCAGCCCAGACTTCTGCCCAGCCAGTGCAAAGATGCCTGCACCAGCGATCTTGCGCAGACGCATTTGGGCAGTCTGTTCCGCCGTGATATACGCGCCGCGATCCGCAATTACCTTTGCGTCAAACCTAAAGATTGCGTCTTGCGCGCTGGCCGTGAACAAGCCTGCATCTGCGGCGGTCGTGACAACAAATTGCGCAGGTTGCGTTGTCGTCGTAAATACCGCAGTGCCGATGTTGGCGCTAGTGTTGATGTCAACATCTTGGAAGGTCGCAACAAAAGAACCTGCCTCAACCGCTAGGTCAAAGGCTGTAGCCCCGACATCATCTGCCAGCGTGGTAGAAGCTAGTGGCGCGAAACCAAGCATGTCACATCCTTACTATGGTTTGATGGGCCAAGTCACTTGATACGGAAAGCCATCTTGTCCCGTTATATCACGAAGTGCCTGACGATAGGTAGACCATTCGGGTGTCAGCGTGTTGTCACTCAGGGCCATCCAGTCAGTCTCTGCGATCAGTGCATCACGACGATTACGGACTGCTGACTTAGCGACCTCAACAGGCTTGTCCTTGACCGTGTAACCTATGAACCAGCGGTTGCCGTGGACAGGCTGTCCGACTTGCTCTTGATCCACTTCACCAGTGAGAGGGTCAGTGGCATCCTGTTCGGTCTTTAGTCGGATGACTTCCTTGTGTGGCATTGCATCCATCACCAAGTCTTGCACCAGCGGATCGTATGCAGGTTTAGACAACTCAATGACTGGATGAACCAAATTCCGCTTGAGCATCGTGTCGGGGATGATCTTCGGGAAGCTGGTCTCAGGGTTGTCACGACGGAATTGCCCGATTGTGTAGGGAAAGTCTACGGGCTGGTCGTTTGTGATCTTGACGTACATCTTAGTCTCCTCAACTCATGTTATCGCCGCGTTGGATGCCGTAGTAAGTCGTGCCACCGTCATCCGTGTAGAACGTCAGCAGGTCTGTCTCACCGTCAGCAGGCGCAGTTGGTGTTGTACCAGAAGGCCACTTGACTGAGGCTGGGTAGGTAAATGTGACTGTAGCAGACGGAGCAAGTAAGACTGTAAACGACTGAGCATTACCTGCCGCTGGTGGGTTGCTAAATGCAAACGTCACGTCAGCCGTTGGTGTAACCTCGAAGGCGCTACCAGTGCTTAGGTCTAGGGTAGCATTGCCTGTGACAGTACCCACGCTGCCCTTAACCGATCCACCAAGCTGAAGACCATTCTTTACAACAAAATCGCTCATGCCATTGCATCCCCTGCTTTAGTGCCATACCAAACTGTGCCACCATTTGTGGTGTTGAACTCAAGGATGTCCGTCTCGCCAACCGCAGGGGCATCAGGTACAGTGCCAGAGGGCCAGTAGACAGATGCTGGGTAGGTTAGGGTTGCTGGGTCTTGGGCTGGCATATTGTATTCAAAAACGCCTTTGTTGATAAAATCAACAACATAAAACTTCGATATGTCGGGCTTAAAAAACAAACCCAAGGGGCCAGTTGATTGTGCGGCTACACTAAAACCATCAACAAAAGAAGCTGTGGAAATATCCCAAGCAGTGCTTAGATAATATTCATAAATAGAGTCTGAACTGATGCCGCTTATATAAAGAGATGTGCCATCTTCTGTAATATAAATACCGCCCGCCTGCCCATCTTGAGCAGCTACACTGAAATTTTGAATAAAAGAAGCAGTAGAAATGTCCCAAGGTGTGCTTAAATTATACTCATTTACATTGTCAGAAAATCCAAGGATGTAAATTTTTGTGCCATCTGGCTTTATGTGCATACCAAAAGGCGAACCTTCCTGCGAAGCAATGCTAAAGTTCTGAAGGTAGGTAGCAGTAGAAATGTCCCAAGGTGTGCTTAAATTATACTCGTTTACGTCGTCCCCAGAAAGGCCAAGGACATACATCTTAGTGCCATCTGTTTTGAAAAACACATCAGTTGGCGTCGTATCCTGAGCAGCTACACTAAAATTCTGGACATAAGATGCGGTAGAAATATCCCAAGCTGTGCTTAGGTCGTATTCGTTTACATCATCCCCAGACTCTCCGACGATATACATCTTAGTTCCATCAGGTCTAATAAAAATACCATATGGGACATTTTCCTGAGAAGAGACGCTAAAACTTTGTAGATAAGAGGCCGATGAGACAGAAGCTCCAACCTCTGCACCAACCACACTCAACACAAAGCTATGCTCAGTCTCACCAGCATTGCTGAAGGCAAACGTAGCATTATCAGTGGGCGTGTAGTCGAACACATTGCCTGTGCTTAGATCAAGCGTAGCATTGCCAGCAATAGTTCCAACCTTCTCAATGAAGGCACCACCAAGCTGTAGCCCGTTCTTGATCTTAAAGTCTTTGTCGTTAGCCATAGGTTCAATATCCCCCAGTTAGGCTGATTAGAGCGTGATTGCCTTGATCGTGTAGCTGGTGCTGGTAGCTGAAGCAGCAGTGGCAAGGATACGGAAGTTCCCACCCGATACATCAACAGCGTAGGATGCCAAGGCAGATGCACCAGTGTTGATGATGGCATACTCAGTGGCGTAGGCAGTCGTGCTTTTCCAAGTAATCAACAACTCACTCACTGTGCGGTCAGTGCCATTGTCAGCAGTTACGACAACCTTGGCTGCATCAAAGGACGCTGTGGCGTAGGTGGCGATGGCTGTCTGCGTGGTGCTGCTTGTAGTGGCTGTCTGAGTGTTGACCGACACAGCAGATGCAATCGTGAAGCTAGGGTAGGTGCCAGTGATTGTGACGTTAGCACCTTGCGTCAGAACGACAGTCTGGTCTGGAGCAGTATTAGTAACCGTAAAGTTAGGGTAGGTTCCTGTTGCACTGATGCCAGTGCCAGAAGCAATGCTTACGGTCTGGTCAGGCGCAGTGTTGCTGAAGGTGGTTCCGACCAAGGACAGCCCAGTGCCAGCCGTGTAGGTCGTGTTGGTGTCCGTTGAAGACACCGTAAAGTTAGGGTAAGTGCCAGAAATGCTGGTTGCACCACTCCCTGTGAGGGTCACCGTTTGGTCAGGCGCAGTGTTGGTAATAGTCAACGTGCCACTGGTCGTGATGGGCGAACCGCTGACGCTGATACCTGTGCCAGCCGAAGCTGCAACGGAAGTCACCGTGCCTGTGTTGGTCGTGTAGCCAGCATCGTTAGTCAGCACCGATACGTTGTCGTTAGGCTGAACAATGTCAGAAGCTGCCGCTGAGATAAACACAACAGCCGTGCCAGACAGGTTAATAGCCGCGTCAGCGTTACTGCTTTCGACTACAGTGCGACTAAGAGTAGTGCCAGACGCCGTATAGGTGCCAGCCCCGATCTCCCAGTTCGCCCCATCCTCAATAACGTAGCGAACCGTCTGGCCATCGGTGACGCCCGCTCCAGCGAACGTTTGATAACCATCAGCAGCAGCCCCAAGCGTAATCGTGCCTGTGCCTGTCGTGCTGGTGGATACCTTAGCGCGATTAACGAGCGTCACCATATTGTGTAGCCTTATGCGATTTGCAGAACACCGTTAGCGGCAGAGAAGTCAACGGTCAGCGAGTCACCATCGTTCAGCGTCAGCGACGAACCGTAGTCGTAATAGCCAACCAGCGGGTCAGCAGGCGCAGTCACGGTGTCGTTGAACAGGTAGACATAACGGAACGGACCAGTGGACCCGCCAGTCGATGTCAGCGTGATGTCCGACAGAACCAGCTTGTAGGTGCCGCCTGTCTGCGTGGACGACGTGGTGGTCACGTTGCGCGACGACAGGTTTGTGTAGGTGATCTGGGTCACGTTGGCTAGAATGCCATTGCCGTCAGCGGCTGGGTTTGGTGTTTCCGAACCGGGTGCTGTGTTTGAAAGCGCGACGACGATTTGATCGCTCTCAAGGTCCATGTTGTGAACGGCGTTTGCGACAAAGTCGTTCACCTTGTTGAAAGTAGCCATTCTAGGCCCTCCAGAGGTTAAAATTGCATATGCATGGGCAGATTATCACATCGACTTACCTATGTCACGCAGGTAGTGCTGGCCAATCTGGATTGCGTGGGTCGGTCGTGTTCGCAGGTAGATCGCGCAGGGCTTGGCGGTATTCAGCCCATGCAGATTGGTCCACAGGGGCGTCAGGGACTTGGGTCCAGTCGGATGCTGCAAGGCGTGAGTCCCGCGTCATGCGGAACATTGACCATGCGGATGCTATCTGTGCTTCCTCAATATGCTCCTGCGCAATGTTCTCTACCTTGCCATCCTTTACGACAAATAGGTTTGCATCGTGGATGCCCTCAATCCAGCCCTCGCCCGCGTTCGTGTTTGCATCAACCATGTCTGGGTCAAGCATCGCCTTTCGCAGTATCTTGCCAGTAACTGTGTCGTAAAATGAAACATAAATCATCGCTTTAACTCCACAACAAATATACTTGCGCCAACTATGCGCGTAAAAGGAACGTTTCCGTTAGTCGGGTCAAAAGTAAATTGATATGTTGTGGACCCAAATGACGTGTAAGTTGTATCTAGTATTAGTGATGGGCTATTAATGCCACCTGCAAAAGCACCATCCAGCCCAGTGATAAGCGAACCATTAGCAGTTAAAGAAAAATTTCCTTGTGTCCAGTCATTTGCAGTTGTAGTACTTCCATTTGTAGGGATATAAACACACTCTGCAAAAATCCAAGCGGGCGCGCCTGTTTGGTTAATAGTTATTGACGCAAGAAAGGTTGCACCATTAGATGAAGGGATGTCTAAGTTTGTCACGCCGCTTGCAAACTGCGGAAACGTGACCTGATTGCTTCCAATCTTCAGTGTCGTGATGGCAGCGTTTTGTATCTTCGCATTGGTAATCAAAGCATCATTGATCTGCGCTGAATTAGTGATGATACCGCTGGTCGCCAGCAAGCCACCTGTGATCGTGTTGGCAACAATCTTATTGCCTGTGATCGTATTACCTGCGATCTCATTGGCTGTCACAGCCCCAGCGAATATCTTAGGTGTGGTAATAGCATCATTGGCAATCTTGGTTTCTGTGATAGACCCAGCAGCAACATCAGCAACAACTAGTTCCCAAGCACTGCCCGTCCACTGATACAGCTTACCGTCAGTGCGGTTAAACACCTTCTGCCCTGTAAAGTCTCCAGACGGCGGCAAGCTGGTCACATCCTCAATGGCATAAAGCCCCTGCTCAGTGAACAAGCTGTAGATGCCGTTGGCGAAGGCTTCGTCATCAAGATATGTCGTGGTCGCTGACACACCTGCCGTGAAGGCAGACGCATTGCCACTGTAGTCAACAGCCTTGAGGAAGTAGAACTTGGTGACGTTCAAGCCAAGGTTGGTGCGCTGGAATGTGTTTCCCCCGCTGATCCCGACCCGCGTAGCAGACGCAGAATTGTTAGTGTCAGCTTCCCAAATCTCAACAAAGTTCAGGTCAGCATCCGCAGGGTTGGTCCAGTCAATCGAGATGTATTCAAAATGGCCTGTTGCTGTGATGCCTGTTGGCAAGCCCGGTGCAGTGACATCCCCACCACCAGTGAACTGCACGGTTGAATACGGACCCTTGACTCCAGCCACGGTGATGGCACGCACGCGGAATATGTATTCAACGCCATCAATGACAGGCGACAATTCAATGTCGCTTTGTTCTGTCACCGTGGCGTTGTAAACGCTGTCCGACAACGGCTTCCACTCAACCTCGTAATGGTCCAAGAAAGCGTTGCTGACGTTATCCCAATTCAAGATTGCGCTGTTGATAAACGTGCCATCGCCCTGCGTGCGACCGCCGCCAGAGGCCGTCAGGTTGTTGATCGCAAGCCCGCCGAACGGATCGGGCAGGTTGGTGTTGTTGCCGATGATGTCGCTTTCCTCGGCATTCCAGTCAAAGGCTGCTTCGCTGGTTTCGCGCAGGGTCAGCATCACGCGCAGATCGCCAGCATCCTGGTTGGCCTTTAGCTGCCAGCCGATGACCTCGAACTCTTTGCCGTCAAA